CTATCTCCACATTCCACTTGGTTCCATAAAGCACACTGCGCCTTCCCATCCCCAAGTGCCGCTAGACGACAGCAGCAAGATCATGAACATGCCCCTGGCTCTCGGATAGCTTCGGTGATTGATGCCAGCAGTCCAGACACCGCTGCTGTGGATGCTCGATGGCGAACCGCCAGCAACCAGCGTTTCAATAGCTGCTTTGGCGTTGGCGCTGACCTGCTCTGCTGTGTCACCTACCAGCACTCTCCAGGTTACGTTTGCACTACTAGCCGCCGTGATGCCATGCAGCCGCAGTAGACGACCGTTTGTCTCACCGTTATTGAGGAACAGCGGCCCGATCGCCACATGCGAACCTGAGTACCCAACCTTGAACGGCCAGAACGCCTGGCGATCTGTTTCAAAGATCCAATTCACTGCTGCCGTAGGAATGTAAATACGAACACTTTTCGTTGCATGGTCGTATTCCAACACCGTGTCTGCGTCCGTCACGCCAGTCAACTCTTGCGGGATCACATCCTCGGATAAGCCTTGCACACCGTCGCCGCTTGCCGACACTGTGTAGAGCCCGTGCGAAGACAGGAAGTAGTAACGGTCGAGATGATCTCGGCACCACGCTCTAGGGCCGACAATGCCCACGTCTCGTGAGATGTTCTGCAATCCACCATCTGCCACCGGATCGCCTCGAACAATCCATAGCGAGCTACTGGTGGCTGCCAGCATGTACGCATCTTTGTGAGGGATCAGAGCTACGATGTCTCCGCCCAGTTCACCGGCTTCCGACAGTTGCATTGCAAATGCCCGAGCAAGATCGCTTATGTCCGAAGACATAGACCAGTCTGTATAATCGCCAAGCCTGCTGGCAAAGATAACTTGGCTGACTGGCCGAATGAATCGATCGCGATAGATGCAGTCCGCGTTGCTGCTAACACCAGGCGCGTACAGCCCAGGATCGGCAACCACGTAACCGCCACTGTGAACCACGCCGTCAGTTGTTGCGGCAGCGGCCGGAACCCACGAGCCGCCGCGAAGGCGACCCGTGAAGTCCTGAGTTCGTACGTTGATGCTCCATGGGCAGGTGTACCGCTCCCGCTTTCCTACTTCTTGACGAAAGGAAAGTCCTCGGCCAACGCCTGCGGGCCAGATCAGCTCTTTTGTTGCCATTAGATTAGACCTCCAATGGCAGGCGTGCTAAAATGCGAGCAGCCAATCAGTTGTAGCTGACTGGCTGTTCTAACCATATTAAATCTGTTGCGGAGATTCACATGGCTGACCAACAATCTAGCACCATTCCAAAGAGCGTCAAAGACCTGACGGGGAAACACTTTGGACAACTGACAGTTTTGGCGTTTTTCAACATTCGCCCCAAGCTGGGAGCATACTGGCTTTGCCATTGCGAATGTGGACGCGAGACCGTTCATCGCGGCGCTGATCTTCGGAAAGGTTACATCATCAGTTGCGGTTGCCACAAAGCTCAATGCGCACGCGAATCGCTGACCACACACGGACTCTCGCACTTGCCGATTTACGGACGATGGCACGGCATGCTTCAGCGATGCAGTGACCCGAATCACGTTGCTTATGCGAGGTATGGCGGCAAAGGAATAGCCGTCTGTGAGCGATGGAAGTCTTTTGAGAACTTCTATGCCGACATGGGTGAACCACCAAGCGATAAACATAGCGTCGAACGCATTGATGGAAGCCTTGGCTATTCCCCACAAAACTGCTGTTGGGCTACCGCCAGTGAACAAAATCGCAACACCTCACAAAATCGCAACATAACCTTTCGCGGCCAGACTAAGTGCCTAGCCGACTGGGCAATAGAATTAGGCATAAACTACGGAACTCTGCAATCTCGCATAGGCAAGTACGGATGGACTGTAGAGAGAGCTTTTACAACGCCACTACGATAGTGCTACGCTGCCAAAATTAATCAGCACCTCCCACCTGTACCCAGTGGTGTGTGAAACCGAGATCAGTTCAAGTAAATCACCAACATCGGCAAACGTTGCGACCGTGTTACCAGCGACGTTGAACCCATTGGATGCCGTAACCACGCAGTCGCCGCCGTCTGTTTTCATACGCAGCGTGAGGCGGTTTCCAGCCTTCGTTGGGTTGCCGAGTGTTCTTGTCTCAGCCGCAGCCGTTACCAACTCACAGATTTGCAAGTCCTTATCAGCATTAATCCGCTTGCCAGATCCAGGATCTGGTAGCACATGGTCTGCGTTTTTGATCGTGTCCAGAATGCGATGTGCATTATCACCTGGCATAACTATCTCCTTCGGAATGATGTTGTCAGTAACAGTAAATTGAACTTAGTACGGTGGATTGCCCACCAACGTAGCTTCGATCGAACCCGCCCCGCCACTGCCACCACTAGCAACGACGACTTTGATACGTTCATTCTTTATAGGAATGAACTCGCTGGCGTTAGTGGCAGCCGCCCCATCGGCCACTGCATTAAGCGGCACTCGTGGATAGTAGAACACTGTGCTAGTTCCAGCATTCGCCTTGGTCATGATCGGCTTGCCGCTTTCGGTCGTAATGGTCAGGGTCGCGCCAGTGGCAATAGAACCAGGTTCGTACTTGATCTCAACTAGAAACCCGTTTAGGCCGCTATTGAGGTTTGGTTGCAGGTAAACCGTTGCGGCACCACTGGAGTTGCAGGTGATGTCGGCCTTGGCTGATGAAAACATAGTGATCTCGTTATTGGATGTAGCCGTCGATAGAAACTGAACCTATTCGCTGCTCGCGAAGCCGGTAGTCATAATCAGTCACGCCAAACCTACCACGCTCGCCGCGCGGTGCGTCTGGCCCTAACGATGTTGGCGAACTGCGGTCCTGATCGTCGCGAATAGCCAAGCCGATCAGTTGCTGATATTGCTTCTCGTGAACGTGTTCGCGTTCTTCAAAGTTGTGCTCCGCTGCCGCCAAGCACGCTTCCAGGATCACCTGACTAAGAACCTCTCCACCAATTGGATAGAGGTTTGTTGAGTCGAGCAGTACCGGCCGCAGGATCATGGGCACCCTAAGCGCGTAGGCTTGATCTGGGGCTGGGTACAGTGCAAGCACCTTGCGACTTCCAACAGTCGGATCGAATGTTACCGTTCTGACTGAGTAAAACACTGGCCGGCCAAATTCAGGGTTGTTTCCCTCAAGCTGACGAATCGTCGAGTCATGTCTCCATTTCACTGGTGGATACCAGTAATCAGGACTTGGATAGTACGTCAGGTCGCTATCGTTAGCCACAGCGTCAAACGCTGCGTCCAGCGCTATTTCTGGCCTGGCCAGTTGGTAGCTCGATGCCGTGGCAATCGTTATCGATGTCGTGTCAAGCGTGATCTGCGTACTGCTTCCACGACTCGCCACCGAGTAGTAGTGGTTGTTTACCTTTAGCACACCGGAAGCCGCCCATGTTGGGAACGTGCCGCCTGTGAGCGTTACAACCCCTGCCGCGATTGTGATCGTGCCCGTTGCGTACGGCGCAGTTGTGGTGACATCAGCCACTGGATGCAGGAAAGACCAGTCATGCGCTGAGTAAACTCGCTTCAGCCCATCCTGGATGCAATCTTCGATGTCCGCTGTCTGATCGGTCGAGAAGCCAGTGCGAATGCCATACAGATATTTGCCAACTCGTTTCAGCAGGCTTTCATAGCTAACACCCCAGCCAGTGCTAGATACAGCATTGCCTGGGAAAGCTTGCGAAAATACGCTCGACTGAAAGGCATTGTCAAATATCGCTGTCATGGCTTATGTCTTTGTGATGGTGACTCGATCGTAACCAGAGCCAGATGCGGTGTTCGTCCAGGTGTAGTCAACGCCAATCATTACTACGCTTGCGCCGTAGGTGCCCAGTGTCGTGTGTCCGCTGGTGGCTTCGTCCCAGACTGCGTCGGCAATCGCCGAAGCTGCTGGTGGGCCAGCCGCCCCCGAAGCAAACAGCAAGTCATAGACGGCCTGTTCAAGCACGTAGAATCGACGAATCACTGCCAGCGCACCGCTAACCGAAACCACCACTTCCATCATCCCTACTGTGTCGGTGTCGGTTGCATCGAGCACGGCGGAATACATTCCAGCAGAAATATGAGTTCCGCCGCCGCTGTTCTTGCTGGCCAGCGTGGTAGCACCACCTTTCCAAATCTTGATGTCAGTGTTCGCAATGGTCAGGCCGGTTTCAGCCGTATTCCCATCGACGCTATCGACGAATTGGCCAAGAATTATTTCTTGACTGGCAGTAGCTTTGCGTAGGTACATTTAAGCCGCCTGTTGTTGTTGATGATGTCGGCGAAATACGGTAATGGCCGGTAGTAACGCAAGAATCTGCGGAATCATGACGGCAGCATACTGGACATGACCTTCGGCTGTTAAATGCACACCTAAGCCGTTGTAGCTGTAGCTCGTCAGCCAATTGGTCGGATTGTCGAAGAACACGCAGCGAGCACTGTTCACGGCCGCTACCGCTGCAATTAGCTCACTTCGTCGGCTTCGGCCACACGGGCACATGACGACGACGGTTGCCGTTGTTGTTGCGGACAGTATTTCATTGATGGTTGATGCGGCATCTGTCGTGACGCTGCTGCTGTCGTTCTGCCCATGGCAAATGAAGATGAGGTTAGGCTCAGGTACCAACATGCCAGTGGTGAGTTTGCTAGATCCACTCGGGTTCAAGTCCCATCCGTTTTGCATTGTTGGAATAACACCAGGACTTGGCGTCGTTATCCAGCCTTGCCCTGGTACAGAAGTGAGTGCAAGGTTGGCACCAACTGCATCGGCGAGTAACTGCGAGAACGAAACTACTGAGTTAGACGTTCCATCAACTACTGATTGGGAACCCTCACTGTTGGAATCGCCATAACCTACGATCAATCTAGGTCGTGTTTGAGAGGCCGAAACCGTCTGACCAGTTGGCACTCTCGCGCCGTAGGAAATTATCTCTGCGTAGCGATTGGTAGCGTCGTAGCGAGCGCCCAAATGAGACGACGACACAACCACTTCCGCTGTGTGCGTGCCGGAAGATAAACCTGTAGCGATTTCTTTGTAGACTAGCGTTTCATCTGCGAGTGTGTGATATGTCCAATCACCGCCATCAATGCGATATGCAATTTTTGTCCGAATGTCCGACGTGAGCGCCACCTGAGACGTTGCGTCAAAGATCACGCCTGCTCGCGAGCCAGTGAAATCGAATCGCAGCAGTGCGCCGGGCTGGCTTGATGCTTTACTTCTGCCGCTACCTATCCATGCGATCGGCGTGTAGTAGAGAGCCGAGTCATTAGCGAAGTAGTCGGTAGACGGTACGCCAAGCGTTACAGTGCATGCGGCACTTGATAAAGTGGTTACCGCCGATCCATTGACCGAATCGACATCGACCGAGCCCGTTCCGTTGAAGCTGGCAGCGTAGGCATACACCGTGCCCGACAGACTGATCGTGTGGAAGTCTTCGCCGTTCTGGCTAACGATGATCGAGTTGCCAGACTTGCGAAATCTGATTCGATCGAACTTGGCAAACGTCCGGCTTGTATAGTCACCGCCTCCGCTAGTGCTGCCATTGAGCAGTATGTAGCCGCCGCTGTTGTACCAGAACACATAGGCGTTAGTTAATGAGCCATCGCTCACCGTGTTGATACCGTAACCCACTCCATTCACAAGTTCAGTAATGACGTACTCAACGTAATGCCCATCTGACAGCGTTTCAGTCGCTGTCCAGTAGTGGGCGGCCCAAGAGCCGGTCGCTGCTGTGAATTGAAGTAGAGTGCTCATATTGGACCTTGCGTGATACGGCCAAACGATGGGGCGAGTTATTGCCCGCCCCATCGTCGTTAGCAGAGTCGGCTGTTACTCGTACTGAGCGCAAGCCCACCAGTCGAGCTTGATGTTGAGAGCCGTATCGCCAGCGATGTCCTTGATACCGATGATCGGTGCAAGGAACGTGCTGCCAGGGAACGTGGACGCGGCAATCTCAGAGGCAGTCAAGCGAGCTGGCGTGATGTTTCCACCAGGCACAACACCGTTGACATAGAATTCAACCATTTGCGGATTCGGACGGTAGCGGAACCCCAGCTTGACGTAGGTGGCGGCCACTGCGGTGTGCAGCGAGTCCAGTTTCGTCTTGGTCGCACCGTTTTGATACGTCTGGCCAGCAGCCTTGTAAGCTGCGTCAATCGCTGCTCCCTCGGCTACTAAATGCTGAAATCCCAGGAATGCCTTATCGGCCAACGCGCCAGTGGTATCCACATGCAGCAAGTCGGTCGTAATCATGTCGGCGGCACCAAGGCCAAGAGCATACGACCACTTGGCCGCTGTGATGGCACTGACAGCCAGTCGGCATTCAAACACCAATTCCTTATCGGCCAGCTTGAACGGCGCACTGAGTGTGCCACCCCATTTAAGCACCGCTTCATCGTTGGCAGCGTTGCCGTCGATGGCTAACTGCAAAACGCCCTTCTCGGTAGCTGTGTCGGCAGCCAGAGCAACCGTACAGCCAGTTCCGAGCAAGTTCGCGTATGGACCAACTAACGTGGTCGCATTGAACGTATGGAAGTCGTCGAAGAATCCAAAGGCGGCATTGCCACTAGGAGTTTGGTACGACGATCCAGTTGGGTTCATGGCTCTTGGGTTACCAAAATTTCCCCAAAGCCTGGGTGAAAAATGACGAGTCGAAATTTCATCAAAATGTGTAGCAGTCACAATGCGGTCCTTTGTAAAGCGTGAGTCCCAGCCAAGGGTGGGCGTTGTCCCAAATCAAAACACGGCGGGTGAGAACGTCCCACCCGCCAACGAACATACTTTCAGGCAGCTAAGCCTTAGGTGGTTTCGGTCACGGTGTCCGTGCAGAAGCCACGGAAGTTTCCACGACGATTGAAGCAAACAATCTGCACTGCGTCGTCCATCGCGCGAATACGGACGTTCTTCATCTCAGGATGGCGATAAGCAGGCGTCTTGCGCATCTGCCGACCAGCGGCGTAGTACGCTTTGAATGTGGCCCAGTTCACGCCCAGGACGATGCCGTCCGTTCGCTTGTTGACGCTAGCTTCATTGGTCCAGGAGGGAACCCAGGTCATCGGCACGCCACGGACGTACACCTGCCCGCTGTACTTGGCCACATCGTCGCCGATGTTGTCATTACCCAACTGAAGCAGTCGACGAAGCTGAGCCAAGCGGCTGTGCGTGGTGAGCAGTTCCCAGTCCATGCGTTCCTGACTCACGATGTCTGGCCCTTTCACGGGAGGCGTGAATTGGCACAGGTCCATCGAGTTAATGACCTTCTCAACGAAGTCATCGCGGGTCACATTCGTGTAAGGGAATGTGCGGTTGCGCCATTGGTCGTAAACGATTGGATCGATACCACCAACGCCACTGCTACCCCATCCTACCGGCGCATAACCGTCGAACCCTTCTTCCGAATTGTTCTCGGAAGTGCTGTCGTCGGTTGCGGTGATCCACCACAGCAGAGACACAGGAGGAAACGGATCGACCAATGGGCCAGACGGTCCAGGTCCGAACATCAAATCTTCCATGCCCTGGTAGAACGAGGTCATCAGATCTCGTTCCATGCCTTCGATGTAGTCGTAAATCTGACGGCCACCAGTGCGGAAGGTTTCTTCGTCGATGTCGTAGTGGTAGTTGTTGGTCGTCATGCCCCACTTCAACTGACCTTCGGTGAGCGTCTTCACTCGACCCGAAGAATCTCGGTGGTACAGACCGACAACTTGGAAGTTGTTGTTAGTTGCCACCTTAACCTTCCACTTCGCCATCGAAGTGCTCATCGTGTCTTTCTCCAAGTTGCCAGAGAAGAGGCGCGATGCGTAGTGGTACTTTTGCAGCGGCAGGGAAATATCCTGCGCTGCCAAGCGTTCTTGGCCAGCAAATTCTTGGTGAATGCTGTTTACGAAATCATCAATTTGGTCAACGGTTAATGCCATGTTGCACTTTCCTTATTGGTTATGACCCCGACATTTCCCTGTAGAGCCGCTCGGCACGATCACGAGGATTGTCCGATGGCGGAATAGGCTTCGTTGGGCTTCCGCCCAGTCGGCTATTGCTCTGCCTGGCAATGTTGCGGGTCTTTTGTTTAAGTAACTTCTTCTGAATTTGATCGCCGAACGTCATATTGGCGACGCGGCTAATCAGTTGCTGGGACATCTCCGTTGGGCGTCCTAATTTTGCGAGACCGATCATGTGAGCATTGACGTTCACATTCAAATCTCTGCGCCGTTGCAGTTCTTCTTCTGTCTCTTTCCCGGTTGTGCCGAACAGGTCGGCATGCCCGAGTGAATCAACAAGACTGTCGAACTGCTGCACAGCCGCCTCTTCTGCAAAGCGAGACTCCAAGGCTGCAAAGCGAGATTCGTAGAAATCGCGCATTCGCGTGAATTCACCGATTATCTCCTCGTCGTACAGTTCCTTACTCAGCGCAACCTGATAGCGGCCATCCGTTGGAGCTTGCTCCTTGGGTGGGTCGGCTTTCGGTTCTTCCTTTTTG